AAGAGTGTTTGGGAGACTGTATTGCTATGGAGGCTTAGACGCGTAAAAAAAGAAAAAATAACTGTGGCGAAAAACCAGAAACTGCGTTATAATGTACATGGGTCAATACAAGTGAGTATTCAAGAAGCCATTGATTTCTTGGTTTACAGCCGCAAGGTGAGTAAATTAGGAGGTCAGTGGCTTTATGTTGTTTTCAGGAAATAAAACAGCCGGTTACCTGAGATTATCCCGTGAAGATGGTGATAAGCTGGAGAGCGACAGCATCAGGAACCAGCGTGAGCTTATCAAAGAATTTCTCGCCCAGCATAATGGGCTCAACTTTGTCGATGAGTATGTTGATGATGGTTATAGCGGTACATCTTATGACCGCCCGGCGTTTCAGCGTCTAATGGAGGATGTGAAAGCCCGAAAAATCAACTGCATCATTGTCAAAGACCTTTCACGTCTTGGAAGAAATTATATCGAGACAGGAAGATATCTGGAAAAGATATTTCCACTCCTTGGAGTCCGTTTCATTTCCGTGTTGGATCATTACGACAGCGCGAGTGAAGGAAATGATGCGGATCAGATCATTGTTCCCTTTAAGAACCTTATTAATGACGCTTATTGCAGAGATATTTCCACAAAGATTAGAAGCCAGTTAGATGTAAAGCGCAGGAATGGGAAGTTCATTGGCAGCTTCGCGTGTTATGGCTACCAAAAGGATCCTAAGGACGTAAACCATCTTGTGATAGATCCCTATGCAGCAGACATTGTGAGGCTGGTATTCCGGATGAAACTGGAAGGCTGCAATTCACAGCGGATTGCCGAGAAACTGAATGAAATGGGAGCGCTTCCGCCTGCGGAATATAAGAGAAGCAAGGGAATGAATTATGATTGTGGTTATCGTACCGGTAACAATCCGAAATGGGAAGTGGTATCCATCAATCGAATTCTGACGAATGAGATGTACACCGGCACTATGGTTCAGGGCATTAACAGTAAGATTAACTATAAGATCAAACAGAGTCGTTCGGTACCAAAGGAGGATTGGATCCGTGTAGAAAACACGCACGAAGCAATTGTTGAAAAAACTGTGTTTGATGAAGTCCAGCGATTGCTGGAGTTTGACACAAGGACGGCACCGGAGAAGAGAGAAGTTTACCTGTTCTCTGGTTTGATCATATGCGGTGATTGCGGCCAGAATATGATCCGACGCAGTTCTACAAGAGGCGGAAAGAAATATACCTATTATCATTGCAGTACATATAAAAACGGAAATGGCTGCAGTGCCCATCTGATTAATGCCGATAAGCTGGAACAACTTGTTCTCGAAGCGTTGCAGGTGCAGATTGGGATGCTGATTCAAGCAGAACACGTTTTGAATCAGATTGACAGGATTCCGGAAGGACAGACTTATATCAAAACAATTAATCAGCAACTGGAAGAGCTTGATGAATCGATTGAAAGATATAGGAACCTGAAAACCCAGGCATATACGGATATGCTGGATGAGATAATTACGCGGGAAGAATATAAGGATATCAACTGCCGGTTTTCCGAAAGGCTGGATGCCGCAAAGGTTAAGAAAAAAGAACTTCTTGAGAACAAGCATAGGTTGCTTAAGAATCAGACACACTTAAAGCCGTGGCTGCAGGATTTCAAAAAATACCGGAATATAGAGAAGCTGGAACGCAACATCGCTGTGGCGTTGATTGACCGAATCATTGTACATGGGAAAGATGAAATATCAATCATTTTTCATTACCAGGATGAAATGCAGGAAATGTTTGCGTTGGCAGGTCTGACAGATGAAAGTGCAGACAGGGAGGTGACAGCATGCGTATCGTAAGCTACACCAGAACGACTTCCTGCTTTCCCGGAGCGGAGATCCCGACCAATGTGATCTCAGAACAGAATGAGCAGATTAGAGCCTTTGCGGAAGAACGCGGTTGGAAAATCACAGATAAATATAGTGACAGAAAAAAAGATCCGAAGGAAAATACAGCATTTGAAAGACTGCTTAAGGACGGCATCCAGCGTAAGTTTGATGCGGTTATTGTTGCTTCTATATTTCGTGCAGGGAAGGATCTATGGAGTGCAAGAGAAGTGCTCCTTCAGACATTCCATTATGCAGGTATCAGCTTCATCGTTGTCGAGGATGACTTTATCAGCACTGGAAAGTCTAATGAAGAAGCGGATGAGTATTTTGATGGTAAATACGGAATATTGAAACGTGAGAATATCCGGTATCGTGTAAATGAACGAAACCGAAACGGGATCCTCTCGTGGAACGATGTGAAGTACGGATATCGGCTGACAGATGATTACCAGCTTGTAGTGGACGATGATACCGCTCCGGTCGTGAAGCGTATGTTTGAGATGTGTGCTGATGGAATGACACCCAAGGAGATTGCAGAAGTTTTTACCGCGGAAAAGATTCCGATCCCACTGGTATCAAGAGGAATGAATGTTGAGATAAAAGAACCGTACAAGTGGGATCGTCTCAAAATTCGTCGGTTGCTCGATAAGACCGTGTATATAGGCCGATGGACGAAGGTAGTACAGGGCGAGGTGATGGAATTCACGAATGAGCCGATCGTGGATGAGGCTGTATTCCAGAAGGTCCAGGTGTATCTGGCATCCATTGCGACTCATGCAAAGCCGCCAAGAGAGAAACATCAGTACACTGGTCTTGTTTGCGACAAAGATCTTGGTTTCTGTATTCGCCTGCGGAAAACAAAGCAGGGTGTTCCATACTTTGCTTTTGCAGCTACACCGAAAGAATATGAAGGAAGTAAACAATTACTGTTGTCTGAGTTGGAAACAGAGCTTAGGACAGCTCTCAACCGAGAGAAGGAACGAGCAGAAAAGATAACGAGGCTCATTCGGGAAGAAGGAGATGGAATGAAGGAATCCATACTTCTTCAGATGCAGGACGCTTTTCAGAAGAGAGCATACACTATTGCAGAATGTCAGCAGGACAGAATGGAGATGTATAAACAATTCAGTTCCGGAGAGATATCTGAGGCGGAAATGAAAGCGGCTGAAGATAAGTATCGGAGTATGGTAGCTCATATGGAAACCGCTTTTCAGAATTATTTCGAAAAGGTGGGGCGTATCGAGACTGAAATCAGTGAAAACAATCCGTGGTTACGGTTGTTTCGGACATGGGAACCAAATCTCCCTTTTGACAAGGAAACATTGCAGAAATTCGTTTCCTGTATCACGCTGGATCACATGCAGATATCATCTATCGAGTTCGTTCAAGCTGAATGGTACAAGGAATTACCGGAAGATTGGAGGGATTAACGTGGCAAGAAAGAGCAGAAAAAAAATAAATGTGCTAAAGCCTGCCGAGAGTAATAGCGGGTCGATTTCGCAGAATCAACAGGTGACGGAAGTTGTCAGCGAGGATGCATTGGCGACGGCAGCCTATATCCGCCTATCAGTTGAGAACAATGGACATGAGACGGACAACAGCCTAAAAACACAGATCGAACTGGTAGAATCCTTTATTCGTGAAAATGGGAATCTGCATTTGATCGATACATACATAGATAACGGTTTTTCAGGCACAAAGTTTGATCGCCCGGAATTTGTACGAATGATGGATGATGTGAAATCTGGCCGTATTCAGTGCATTGTTGTCAAAGATCTGTCGCGTTTTGGTAGAGATTATCTGGAGACGGGGTATTATCTGGAAACCATTTTCCCGCTTCTGAATGTGCGCTTCATTGCTATTACGGATCAGTTTGACAGCGCACGGAAAGAAGACAGGAACAGTATTGCCGTACCAATCAAGAACATGGTAAATGCCATGTACGCAAAGGACTACTCGCGGAAGCAGGAAGCTTTCCGGGAGATGTGTAAAAAGAGTGGGCGTGTGATGGGAATAAATGCTCCTTATGGTTATAGGCTTAATGGAGAGACAAAACGCCTGGAGATAGATCAGACCGTTGCGCCATTTGTGAGAATGATTTTTGCCTGGGCACTTTCCGGTGTTCCGAGGTTGGAAATAGCGAAGAGAATGCAGATCGTGGGTGCACCGACACCGGCGAAACATGATAACTGGGATATTGAAAACAGCTGGGAGGATTCTACAGTCACGCATATTCTGTATAACCCGGCATATGCAGGCTTCCATGTGATGGGGAAAAGCAAAGTGTCGTTGTATAAGAACATCAGTGCCAGAAGGAATTCAAGGGATGAATGGGTATATTTCCCTGATTTCCATGAACCATATATCACGATGGAAGATTATGAGATGCTCGAAACAATGATCGGAGAAATTAAGAGAGAAAGAACAGAGAGATTGAAGATTAGGGAAAAGGTCCGGGAAGAGATGCAGGATGTGTTTAAAGGCAAAGTGTTCTGTGCTGATTGTGGCCGGCAGATGAATTATGCTAGGGGCTCTCATCATAAGGGTTATATGGATTTGTCGTTTCAGTATTACCGGTGCCGGTACAGTAAGAAGTTTGCGAAATGCAGCAATAAGAAGATCCAGCAGAACTTCCTTAAGATCATTGTCATGGATCAGATCAGAGTGTTGATAAAGACCGTCTGTGATAAGGATAAGGCGCTTCAGGTTGCAAGGGAACGCTGTGGAAAACCGGGAGCCTTAAATCCGCTGGAACGTAATATTAGCAGGCTGGAAGAAAAGGAAAGAGATCTCGATGAAAAGCTCCTGAAGGCTTATATGGATTATGCAGATAAGTTGTTGGATGAAGAAGAGTACCAGATGGTTAAAGAGAAGCTGACCAGAGACCGTGAAGCTATATATACAAAAAAAGAAGTTCTTGAGAATAAGCTGGGAGACATGAAAAAAGCTGTTTCAAAGTTTCATGGATTAGCTGAACGGCTGGAGCGGTTTTGGGATATACAGGAATTTGATGAAGAGCTGGTTAAGGAACTTGTTGATAAGATTTATGTCAGTGATAATGGCAACGTTGAGATCATGTTTTCATGCTGCGACGTGTTCCAGAATACGCTGATTGACGAATTTCTTGGAAATATCGGATGGGAAGGATGTGAGCGCCGTGATGAACATTGCTATTTATCTGAGGCTATCTGAGGCAGACGGAGATCTCGGTGTGGATGGGAAAGATGAGAGCAACAGCATCGAAAATCAGCGGACACTACTGCACAATTACATAGATGCAAGAGAAGATCTGGATGGTGAAATTGTTGAATATGTCGATGACGGATATTCCGGAACCAACTTTGACAGGCCTTCTTTTAAGCGAATGATTGAAGATGCCAAGAAGGGGAAGATTCAGGTAATCATTGTAAAGGATCTT